TGGTTGGTAACACCGCTAGCAATTTGCTTTAGCTTTTCGTCAATGTTCTCAGGGGTCGGGTCAATAAAACTAATTGTCTTGGTGTCGTCGGTTAGTTTGTGAGTTAGTGCACTAGTTAACGCCTTTAACAACGGGTTAATCGTCTCCCGCAAAAACATACGCATGCTGGCGTCACTGTTACTAAACTGCACGTCATCAACCGACCCAAGCAATATTTTAGGCACCGCGGTCATAATTACAATGTCCTCGAGCGTCATTTTCTTGGCGTCCATAAACGCCATTTCGTGTGGCGTTAGCCCTAGGTTTTGGTATGCAGCGTCACCGCCGACAAACAGTGGCCGGCCTGCGTTACGGGCGTCTGCATATTCTTTTTCGTACCCGTCCTTTAATTCCTGCAATTGTTCTGGCTGCAGCCGTTCAGTAGTAAATTTCATTACACCCTCAATTTTTCCACCGTTCTCTAAAATGCGCGCATGGTACGCACCAATCTGCTGCTCGGTTTGGATGGCGTGTATACCAGCTTTTAGCAAGCTAACACCCTTTAGCGGGTTTAGCGGGTCAGGTCGGTAAAAGTGCACCACCTCATCAGCGTCATAATTTACGGTACCGTCTGGGGTGCTGTACTCGTAGTGCAGCAGCATGCCCTTTACGTATACGGCCTTTACCAGATCAGGGCGCAGTATGTGCATTGCTGTTATAGTCTTGGCGCTAAATGCGTCTTTTCGGTTTGTTTCCATCCACACGTAACTGTCACCAACAACGTCAATATAGGTTTGGTTTAGTGCCCAAAAATCGTACTTGCTAAAATGTTTGTTAGGCCGGTTTAAAACCTTTAGTATTGGGTCGTTTTCAATGACCGCCCCCTTGGCGTCAAGTACCACAAAATCAATCTCACCTACCTTTTGTGCCCGGCGGCTAATAGCGCGGTTTGTGTACAGCGAGACATCGTTGGCTTTTAAAAATGACATATCGCCCCAGCGCGTGCCAGCAGGTAACCCCCCGGCAATAATTCCCGTATACTTTTTGGCCCCCCAGTTTTTCCTAAAGTTGTCTAGTAGTCCCATATAAAATAAATAGTGCTTTTAGTATATCACCAATTGCCAGAGCAAAACTATTTGTCAGCAAAAAAGCTATATCTCAGTATATAGCTTTTTCTCTGGCGGCGGGCCAAGGTGTTGCCACGCTAGCGCTCGCGCTTTTTAAAACCATGCAGTGATTTTCTCCGTAACTGCGTACCGTTAGTATAGCACTAAAAACCAACGTAGCTGCGCAGACTGTGAGTATAGACCCCATACCGGATGGCGTCCATGGCGTGATTAAAATCGTCAATTGGTTTGTTAGTGGGTTCTTTGTTTTTGTCCAAACCCCAACAGTATTTTTGCTGCTCACGCTCAACGTTGCTGCTGTTCTCAGTATAAAAAACCTCTTTACCTAGTAGCAAGTCTACCCCCACCCGTATGCTGTCGCTACCCTTGGTGCTTGCGTGCACGTTCCAGCCGTCAGCCTGCAGCTCAGCAATACTTTTGGGTTCAGCACAATCGGCATAAATCCGGGCACCCTTGGGCACGTCATGCCGGGCAAGTTCGTCGCTAATATTTGGCAGCTTGCCGCCCGGGTCGCGGTTAATTAGGCCGGTGCGGTATACCAGCTCTTTAACATAAACCCGGTTGTTATGTTCTTTAATTTCCACAATGGCCGTGGGGTCGTTTGTAAAACCAAAGTCTATTGCGTAGTAGCTGGGGTATGGCAGCGCGTCAAACTCAGTTGCAGACAAGGGTAACCAATTTTTATAAATACGCCCCTTGGCCCCGGCGCTAACCATTCCACGTATCACGCTCCAGTAGTGGTCCGGGTTAGTTGTGCGGTATTGTTCCCAGTTATATTTAGTACTGGCTGCAATGTTTTTAGCATTAACTAAATAGTTTGTGTCAATAAACAAAACCTGTTCAGTAAACTCACTTTTTAGCACCGGTTTATAAAAACCGTCCACCACGTTGCCGTCCTCATCTATTGCCTGCACCAAGTTAAACCAGCGCTTTATAATCCAATGGTTTATGTCAGGCGGGTTTAAATTCATCATTACCGTTACCGGGCTTTTTAGCGTACGCAAACTGTCATCCAACATTATAAAATCCTCGGGGCCAATTTCGTCGGCTTCCTCGATAATAACTTCGTTAAAGTTGGCCAGTGATTTTAGTTTACTTTTTTGGTCGCCATTCTTTTTAAAGCCTAGGCCGCGTATTGAGTTTTTCCCATACCTAAACATCAACGGGTTCTCGGTTATGTTAATAATTTGGTCAATACCTAATTCCTCCATATTGTCCCGGACGTCTGTAAAAATAGAGTTTTTAATATCTTCTTTTACCAAACGCATAATAGCTGCACGGTAATACTCGGGCGCACAAATTTTTGCTGTGGCGCGCTGGGCCGCCACTTTACTACGCCCGGCACCACGCCCGCCCATGTTTATTATGTAGCGGTAGTGCCCCAATGGGGCCGTGAATACTTTTGCATAATGGCTGTTAATCTTTTGGATCATGGAAGTCTACAAATTCTATTTGGTTACCACCAATTTGCTGGCCCCCACTGGTAATGTCCACGCTGGCACCAAACTCGTCGCGGCGCTTTTTTTCTAGGTAGCGCATGGCCAAGTTTGCGTCCTTGGCCAAGTTGTTAACCACTGTCTGCCGGGCCACTAATATTGGCAAATCCTTTAATTGCTTTTTTATGGGTGCAAACTCTGGGTGCAGTACAATAAAATATTTAAAAGCGTTCAGGCTTACACCGGCGTATAAACAAGCCTCTTCGTCAGTGCTACCAATTTTAAATGCGTCTATCAGCCGTTGCACTTTACTCCTGTCTAACCACCACCCGTTGCTGGTATTTTTAACCTGCAGCACACCAAAGTTAATGTCTCTAATTTCGTACGTGTACGGGTTTATCCTACCCGTCTGCCGGCCAGTAATAGCGTGGGTATGTGCTTTTTTTAAACTACGTTTTGGGCTGGCCATATTGGTTATTATACATGCTAACGCGTTGTTATAACGCGCAGCCTTTCCTGTTCCAATTCTTTAGCCGCATATTTTGCTCCCGGGTGCTAGCTATAGTCTCGACCACTGTATTTGTCTCGGTATCGATAATGCAGCTGGACATCATGTTTTTTGGTTTTACTATTTTGTATCGGTTGGTTGGTTGCATAGGTTAGGTGTTAATTGTTCTGTTAAAAATATCTCTAATGACGTTTACAGTAACCGCATTACCCAGTGTTTTATAGCGCTGAGTGTCACTAACGGCCTGCGTCCAGCCGTCTGGGAAGCCCTGCAGCCGCTCGCACTCGGTTGGGGTTAAGCGGCGTATTTGCTTACCCACCTTTATAAACACTTGATCAGCCTTTACGCTTGACCCCCGCAGTGTGTGTGAAATTTGGGTTTGTGCCCGTCCTTGGTCTGTTCTGCCCTTTGCGTTAGGTAGTTTATCATCGCCAAGGAGAGGAAATACTTCGGGTCTGCGTGTTCCTCGAGAATGTCCGACAATGAACACTCGCTCGCGGTTTTGCGGCACACCGTGATTTTTGCTGTTAAGCACTTGCCATTGACAGTCATACCCCAATTCATCAAGCGTGGTGATGATGGTAGTAAATGTTTTCCCTTGGTCGTGAGATAGTAAGCCTTTGACGTTTTCAAACATAAAAAGGCGTGGTAGTTTTTCTTTAATAATCCTAGCGAGTTCAAAGAACATCGTGCCTCTTGTATCACTAAATCCACCACGCTTTCCTGCAATCGAGAAAGATTGACATGGAAAACCCCCCAAAAGCAAATCAAAGTCTGGTAAAGTTTTTGCGTCAATTTTTGTGATGTCTCCATAGTTTTTGTGGTTAGGGAAGTGGTTTTTATAAATAGTGCAAGCATACTTGTCAATCTCTGAATAACCAACGCACTGACCGTGCGGGCCAATACCTAGCTCAAAGCCGCCAATGCCACTAAACGTTGAGAAGTATTTTAGCACTGTAGGGTTAGTTTTTATTTCTGTGGCAGTCATACACTTGTTAATTATTTTAATCGGCTAATGTAAATGCTCAACGCCTGCACGTCTGACGCCGCCTCAAACGTCTCCTGCGCGTCCACGTAGTACCAAGCGTCCTCAAATATCATTAGGTGTTATTTAGTAGGTGGGGTTAGGGCTTCCAGTTTGCTGCTTGCTACATTTATGTCAGCCAGCAACTGGTCACTAATTGCAATAACACTTCCTTCCAACATAAGAGTTGCTCTGGCTTCTATATACTTTAGCCAGTATATATCTCGCTCCCTTGCCCCTGCTTCACGTTCGGCGGTGAGGGTTTTTCTTAGCCAATCCGATAATACAACAGTTTCGCCTTTTTCATTTTCAACTACTCCACTAAAAAATTCGTCAATAGGCAATAGCTCGGTGTCGTCTGTCCGTTCTATGTAGGAATGTACACCAAATAGAGTAAACTCCGCCATCCTTTCTTCTACGCTTGGTATCTTAGTCATAGGTGTTGTTAAATATCTGCTTCTGGTAAATTCTCAATCCATCTGTTGCTTCTCATCATGTACTTTACTGTAAACGTAACAGGATAACCGTCACCATTATCAAACTCGCTTTCTACAAAATCTAGTACCTCGCTTGCTTTCATAGTAAAGCCAGTAATTCCCAACTCTTTTTGCATTTTTTGCGGAAAAGTAATTTCAGCACACAAAACTTTTTCCTTTAATCTGTCTAGCTCGATTGTTTTAGTACGGTTTTGCTCGTAAGTGAGTGTCATAGGTTATTTAGTGGGTGGGGTTAATTTCTGATAGGGCTTTTTCAACACTCATAGACAGCACTCCTTCAGATGCAAGGACTTTCCTTACTTCAAGTATTAGGGCGGTGCGGTCTTCGGTGATTATTCGGTGAGTTGTTGCATATATTGTGTCAGAGGTCATGCTTCCGTTACATTCACAATAAAACTCTTTGAACATCGTTGCCCTCTCTTCTACGCTTGGTATCTTAGTCATATGCTACCAAGTTTTAATTTGCCGCCCTTGCCCGTCTTTAAAGCTGCCGGCGGCAGTCATTATTAGATCAATAAACATCCAAATCCCTGTAACCAATAAACCAACCACAGTGCAGGTTAAAACCAGCATTACTATTGCGGTGCCCGTCTTGCCGGCATAAAACCGGTGCGCGCCAAACACGCCTAAAAACCAGCATAATAATAAGGTGGCTAACCTTGACTTCTCTGAAACGTTACTCATAGTGTTAACTTATTTTTTAATCACAGTTTACAAACTGCAGGGGAAATATGTTTGGGTGTTACTGGTTGCGCGCACTTACTTTAAAACCAACCAGTTCCACCGTGCATTGTCTAAATTAAATTAGTTGGACGTCCGGGGTGCAACCCAAACTCATTTATGTACTTACGCCCGTGGCTGCGGGCTTTCACCAACAGCGCCTGTTTTCAAGTGGTACGCAATTCGCCCCGGGCTTTCGCCACCTAGCCACAAATCCCCCCTGCAGGTTATTAACCTGCCTCGCCTGCCTTGGCCGCCTGTATCTTTGCCCAGCGTGCCTTGGCCGCTTTACTGGCCCGGGCCGAGCGCTGCTCTGCCGTCATGTTTTGGCCACTGCGTTTCCCCAACGTTGACATGACTTTGCTAATTTCGCTTTTATTACTTTTTTGCATACGGTTAGTATATCACATTGCTAACGCAGGCTGTGGCAAAACCGTCCCGCATTTTACTTTTTGCCCGCCCCCACTTGGCTACTAACCCGGCGTATTTATTTCGTGTATTTTTTCGGCGCCGTTTTGTGCGCTTTATATTTTTCTGGCTGTCAATAAAACCTAGCAGCACCAAAGTTTTAAACGCGCCGTCAAGTTCTGACTTTATACGTACCAGCGGTACCCGTGCGGCCACAATTCCCCGCACCATGGTAAACAGCCACAGCATCCAAGCTAGTAAAAACAGTTCGGTTGTACTAAACGCCGCTATTAGTATTACTACAAATGCAGCTAATTCGAGCCTCGTTGACCGCTGCGTATCTTTTAGGGCTGCACGCATGGCAAACATCAAACCGTCAATATACAGCGCCACCTCGGCCATTTTGTCGCGTGCCTGCTGTTCGTCAACATTTTTCTTTAACTGCTCCATCTCCGTTAGCATAATTTATTTTTTATTACCCACTAATTTTGCTGCTGACCATACCAATAAATACTCATGGGTAAATTTGCCGCCATTGTATTTGCGGCAGCACTGCCCACAGGCTACCCGGTTACGCCGGTGTCCCCGGCGCTCTTTTCTGCAGCTTGGGCACATGCCTAAATATTTACCCTCGGGCATATCGTGGTTGTGGCAACGTTTGCCGTTGCAGCCAATGGACATTGCCCGGTGCCGCCATATCCCGTTATGCCCATGCATAGGGCCAACCAAGGCATGAGCTATCTCATGCAGCAGCACGTCAATGGTGGCTGGTTCGTTGTTACGTTCGATCAGGTGGCGGCTAACGCTAATGGTTTTATTTTTAAAGCTGCACAACCCGCCCCGGCGCTTGGCCTCGTCAATTTTAAACTGCCAACCCTCCTTTACCAACCCATGCATATGCATTAGCTTTAGGGCAATTAACTCCGCTTGTTTTACTTGCATACAGGTTAGCGCATGTACGCCTTTACGCTCATTAACCGGGGCCGCGTGCCAAACTCCTTAGCAATACGCTTGGCAATAGTGTTGCCGTGGTCAATGTAGGCTTTTACAATAGCAACCGCCTCGTCGTACGTTATCCGCCCCATGGCCAAATCGTACTTGGCAGTATCGGCTGCGGTTTTTAGCTGTAGTGTCTCTTTAGTCATTTTTGTTATATGTTACCGGCGTAAATAATTGCTACTATGTCGCTAAACTGTTGGTGCACCCAGTCCACCCCGCCACCCACTTTGTTTGCGCAGGCTGCGTCAAACGCTAGGTCCAGCTGCAAGCCTTTTAGGCCGTACTCTTTACCCAAAGTATATTTTAGGGTTGCTAGGTTTTCGTCGTGCAGGGTAAATGTCTTGCCGGTAATATTATTTCGCATACAGTCTTTTTTTTGTGTACTGGGCAATTAGTTTTGTCTCTGCTGCGTCTAGGGCCTCGGCTAGTTGGGTGTGCGTATGGTTGTCCTCGTTTGCGTATGGGTCAATAAAGTTTTGGTCTGCAATTTCTGCTCGGGCGTTGCTTATAGCTTGCATTACTACGCTGTACTCTAGTTCTGTAAGTCGTTTTGTCATGTTGTGTGTGTTATTGGTTAACTGTCTATAGTATATACTAACGGTTAGCATAATGCAAGGGGTTTAAACTGCAGTAAGTGTGGACAACAGGTGGTTATAATCACCGCTGGTTGCGTCATCAACTACCGCGGTAATCTGCTGGTTTGTCCAGCCGGCCCGCCTTGCGGCATTTTGGAACCGGGCCAGTAAAGCAAACGCGTTGCCGTTAGTACCCTCTAGCTGCAGGTGCAATTGTGGTTGTGCCATAAAATTATTTTTGGTTGTTAGTAGCTCCTAGTAATGTGTACAATTCTGCGCTTATTTCTTCCCAACCATAGCTGTTGTCGCAGTCCTCTACGCCCCAGTAATATTTATGGCCAACAGCTTTAATTACTAAACTGCCATACGTATTACCAGGTCTCAGCACTGTAATATTTGTCATAAAATTATTTACGTGAATTTTTAAAACTCAGCTTGGGCCTTTCCAATACTTTGTCCCGGGTCATTGCGGTGCCTATGTCGGTCCCCTCTTGCACAGCAATGCTCAAATGGTTTTCATTTTGCATTTCCCTTGCCCGGTACAGCCGCTGCGTCATTCTAAAGTGCAGCATTTTTAAATTTTTTAGATCGTACCCACTGTCTAGCGCCTGCAGGTGGTTGTACCGTATAGCGTCCTCTAATGCGTTAACCAGCTCAGCCAGTTGCCGCCGTTCAATTGTA